GGGTGACGTCGAGCGTGTCGGCATCAAAGCGCACGGGGGTGTCGAATTCGAAGCCGGTTGAAATGATCACGCCGTGATCGGGGGCGGTCTCGAAACTGACGATGCCGGATGTGATATCGGCAGCCCAGCCGGTGAACTGTTCGGCGCCATTCAGCGCGACCCGGATCGTTCCGTTGACCGGCTTCACGATGCGGCGCAGATAAGTCTCGGGGCCGCTGCCATAGGCTTTGTTCAGCGCGAAACTCGTCGTGGTGCCGTCGCCGATACCGATTTGTTGGTCGAGTTCGGAGACCCGCACCGAGGGTAGGCAGGATTTGTAATCCGACCAGTCTTTGAACCGAAACGCCTGCAATCGGCCGCGGCGGGCCTCGAAGAAGGCGACGACCCGGGCGAGATCATCGGCGCGGCGGATGCCGTAGGCGACATCGAAGCGACGCCGGGATTGAGCCCAAGAGGCGTTTCTTTCCTCGAAGCCCGAGGCCAGTTCCACGACTTGGGTGCGCCGTTCCGGGCCCCCGCGCGCCCCGCGGCTGATGTCGTCGGGGAAACGCTCTTCGTAGAAGGTCATATCTTGATGTCCCTAGTTTGACAGGTCGCCACGCCCCGCGACTGCGGTGCGCGACGATGATCTGAAGTGGTCACATGCCCCGCCGCCCCAGCGCGACGGCGCGGGCGATGTCGCTGGCCACTTGCGTGCGCGATTGCCGGAAGCTCTCGGCGTCGCGGGTCTGGATGGTGACGTTGATGACCGGGGCCGCGTCCCGTCCAGTAGAGCCCGCGCTATAGGCAGCGGCTTCACGGCGCGAGAGCACCCGTTCCCCGCGCTGAAGGATCGCAGGCACTTCGTCGGGTTTGAGACCGGCCCACCCGCCCTGATGCAGCCGCGGGGCGGCGGCGAAAGCCATCGCCGGGACCATGCGCATGGGCGTTGAGCCACCAACTATGCCACCCTGATGCAGGATGCCCGCTAAGATCCCGCCGCCGCCACCCAAGCCGCCGAGCGCGCCCGAGAGCGCATTGGCGATCGGGCCAAGGATAAACCGGCGCGCGGCGATCACCGCGAGATCGGCCAGGATCGAGGAGACCAGGCTTTTGAAATCGAGCTTGCCGGTCGTAACGAAGGTCCGAAACGCGCTCTCTGCCGACTGGAAGGCCGAGACCAGCGATTGGCCAAGACCCTTGCCCCAATCCATCGCGTCACGCGCATAATCAGCGAGGCTCTGCGCGACCGCGCGCCAGCCCGTTGCAGCTTCTTCGGCGGCCTTGGTCGCCGCGCCCCCAGCTTGACCTGTGGCATCACCGGCTTGACCCGCTGCGTCTGCTGTCTCGCCCAGCGCCGCCGTCGTGCGGCCCGCCGCCGCAGTGGTCCCGTCAAGTGCTGCACTGCCTTCGGAGGCCGCGGAGGTGACGGCGGTTTTTAATGCTTCCCAAGCGCTACGCGGACGGTTGGCGGCGTCCGATAGCATGCCTGCAGCTTCAGAATAGCCATCCGCGCGCCCGCGCGCAGCCTCGGCCATGCCCCCGAAGAGATCAGGTGCGTCAACGTAAGATCGCCCCATTGCGGCGCGGAAGGCGTCCGCCGCCGCTGCACCACTGGCCGCCGCCGCTCCAGCGTAAGGGTTCTCGATGCCGCCGAGATCGACGGGATCGAGGGTGCCGATCTGGGCGCCGCCTTCGCCGACGGCCCAGTCGGGCAGGAGCGACAGTGCGCTGTTCAACCCTTCGATGAAACGATTGATGCGGCTGACGACGGCATTGAGCATGGCCTCGACGCCATCAATCAGCCCGTTCGCAGCCTGGTAGGCGAAATCCCCGATGGTCTGGGGCAGCGCGCCCCAGATCGCGACCACCGCATCAAAGCCCCCCTGAAACGTCCCGATCGTGGCGTTGGCCCAGCCGGTCACTGCCTCCGTCGTGCCTTGCAGCCCCTCGTAGATTGCGGCCTGCGTGCGCGCCCAGCCCGCCTCGACGCGGGCCCACGCGGCACTGCCCGACAGAGACAGCCGGTCCCAGGCCTCTGCGGCCACTTGGCCGAGCAGGCTCAAGGCGTTGCCGACGCCGCCGACACTGCTGACCAGCCGGGTGAACTGATAAATCAACTCGCCCGCGCCCACGATGAGCGCGCCGATGCCGGTGCGGATCAACGCGCCGCGGAGAAACACAAGCGCAGTTGCCAACCCCCTGACTGAGAGCGCGGCGGCGGCCATTCCTGCGACCCAGCGTCCGGCCAGGAAGGCTGCGAAAGTCGCGGCATAGGTGCCAAGGCGCGTGAGATTGTCGAGGACGGCCGTGAAGGCGCGGTTGATCGGGCCGCCGGTCTCTGCCAAGCGCAGGAAGGCTTCCGCCATTGCCGTCACCGCGGGAGCGAGCGCGGCCCCGATCTGCACCCGCATCCCCTGAAACACCTGGCCCACGCCGATCAGCGCGATCTCGGTGCGGCGTAGCGCGACCAGCGCCTCGCGATCGAGGACCGTGCCAAAGCCCGCGGCCCGCTCGCCGAGGCGCGTCATCTCGGCGCCGCCATCTTGCAGAAGCGGGATGAGCCGCGTCGCATCCGAGGCCATGGCCTCAAGATAGAAGGTCATCTCCTGCTGGGAGAGACCGGCACGCTCAAGCGAAGTGACGTAAAGTTGCAGCGCCTCCGGGCCGGACAGCCGGGCGAACTGCTCCGCCGTGACGCCCACGCGCGGCGCAATGTTCTCGAAGAAATCCGCCATCGGGCCGCCGCCCGTCTGCAGGAAATCTCCAACACGGTCGTTCACGTCCTTCAGGATATCAGCCAGCTTCTCCTGCTCGATGCCCACCGTCGCCGAGGCCGCCGACCAGCGCTGAAACACCTCGGGCGTGGCATTGGCGACCTGGGCAAACTGCTGGATCTGCGCAGCACTCTGCGCCGTCGTCCGCACGATGACGGCCAAGGCGGCGGTGGTGGCCGCCGCGGCTGCGCCCATGGCGACACCGACGCGCCGCGCGAAACCCGCAAGTCGCGTGTTGGCGGCCTCCATCTCGCGAGACAGACGCCCAAAGCCCCGCGCACCGGCGTCGCCGACACCTTCGAGTTCCGCCCGGACCTGACGACCGCCCACAGCCGCAAGGCGGACGCTGACGCGCTTCTCTGCCATGGGTCGTAGCCTTTCGCGGAAAACATCGTGAAACACCTCGTTCGGATAGCGAACGAGGTCAGGAAGGAGCGCTGATCACCGAGCGCGCTTCTTCGTTCAGCTTGCGCACCATCACCGCCTCGATGGGCGGCAACAGTTCAGCCACTGCCAGAGGCGGAATGCCCAGTGCCGCGGCGAGGGCCAGCGCGGCGGTCATATCCCAGCCAATGACGATGGCACCCTGTGCGCCTGCGACCAGCCGGAGCTGCCCCCCGAGGCGCTGGACGAGATCCCAGACCGCGATGCCCTCGTGGGTCAGCGGGCGGTTTTGCTGTGCGGGGCAGTCTTCGCAGCTGCGTGCGCAGGCGGCGCAGTAGCGATCGCCCCCGCCGAAGACCCAGTCGGCAAGGGCGGTGAGACGTTTTTTTCTGCGTCCAGGAGCAGACCCTTCGAGACATAGAGCGTCTGGAAGGCCTCGAAGACCGGCCAGATTTCCAATAGCGCATCGATCGCGGCGGGGCTCACCGGCAAAGACTGACCCTCAGCATCGCCGACGCCCTCCCAATCGAGGATGGCTTGCCGCGCCAGAGCCTTGGCCATGGTCAGCGCCAAGGCCTCAGTCGCAATCGGCATGTCGTCGACTTCCGCGGCCACGAGATCCAGTGCCGGATCAGCACGGGCTGCGACCATCAGCGCAGTGGTCAAGGGGCGCAACTGGATGCGCAGCCCGGGGATCAACTCGACCCAGCGCGGTGCATTGGTCAAATCAAGTGTCAGCATCGTCAATATCCTTCCACTTCGTTCACCAGCGTCACACGGCACATGTGCCCTGCATTTGCATCCTTTGCCGCCTGCCAGTCGAAGCTGGCCTGAATGCCTTGGGGACCCGGGATCTCGACCCGCGGTCGCGGCAGATGCACGGCGGGCACCTCCACCGTGAGGCTTTCGCCCGAAGGCAGCGCATAGCCAAAGCTCAGCGCGCAGGCCTCACCCGCGATCGCCTGTTCGATCAGTGTCTGATCGGCAAAGCGCACCTCCAGCCGACCAGTCAGTGCTGCCATGCCGGGATCAGCCCCCTCGATACGCCCGTCATTGCGGATGGTTTCAATCCGGTCGATGCCATTGGCATAGGTGATCTCGGCCGAGACCACATTGCCAAGCGGCTGGCCATTGCGGGTGATGGTGCCGTTGAAATGGCCGAAACGGCGGAGGGCGGGCACCTCCGGCGTGCCGATGGTGGAGGCTGCGGCGACCGTTTCGCCCTGCGCGATCAGCCGGGCCGTGGCGGTCAGCAACCCGGACCGCGCCATCTGCCAGCTGAGCTGATCCAGCACGCAGCCCGTGGCCAGCGCATAGCGCGGCACTTCCGGCATGGCCGTCTCGATCGAGAGAGAAGGCAGATCCCAGCCGCCCGAGGTGAACACGTGGGTGAACAGCCCGGGGTCGAGCCCCGTCGTTTCTGGGGCGCCAAAGGCCGCCTTCAGCCAGACCCCGAACGCTACGGTGTCGATTGGCATGACCACATCGCCATCGGCGGTGACCGCATCGGCCAGCGGCGCCTGAGGATCGCGGCCATAGCCCAGAAGTTCTGATGCCAGGAGCGGCTGTTCAGCGCCCAGCGTGCTGCTGACAAAGGGCATCTGCCACCAGCCCGCCTCAGGCGCGGTGCCGTAGATCGTTTCGAAGGCAAGCGCCAGCCTTGCCCGGGCGCCATGCGCTCGTGCCATTGTATCGTCTCCAATTCTCGTGTGGGGTCAGGCCAAGGGGTCGGCCGTCGAATAGTGCAGCACCACCGGGATGACCGCCGCCTTCAGGGTGGCGCCGCCCTCGATGGGCAGATCGACGGGTTCCGGAGCTTCAGGCTCCACCCAGTCGCAAAGTCCCCGCAGCGTCCGATCGGCCGCAATGACAGCGCCTACTTGTGCCGTCAGCGCATCGAACAGGCTGTCCCGCGACGCCGCCGATTGCACAATCACCTCGAGTTCCGCGCGGTGCTGGTAATGATACATCAGTGGTGACAACGTAACGCCCGGCTCGCCCGGACTGCCGTCGCGCAAGATCATCAGCCCTGCAGTCGGGATCCGCTCTGGCAAGACCTCGCCGCGCAGCACGGGCACAAAAGGTACCGTGCTGAGCAGGTCCGCCAGGGCGGTCAGGATGGCTTCTCGGGTAGTTGGCATTTCTTCACAGGTGTCCGCATATTGTTGACGGGTGTGGATGGGTGCGATATCTTCACAAGCGTTCGCACCCTGTGGAGATTCGCAATGGCTTCCGAAAGCACGACCCGGGTTTCATTCCGGCTGAAGACCGACATCCATGATTTGATCCAGAAGCTTTCGGCCGATGCGGTTATTGACCCATCTGCCTTCATGCAACGCGCTCTTGAACGCGCGGTTTATGCTCATCTTCCACCGGAGCGGCAAAAGGAGCTGGACAATACTGAAGCGCTCTATTCGCTTGCGCAGCACAAGGCCCGAGAGATTTTCGTTTCCGGTCGGTTCGATGAAAACTTCACGCTGACGGTGATCTGCGAGTTGATGGCTGATCCGAAATCTCGCGCACTCTACGAGGAGATTATTGACGCTGATGCCTACACCGATGGCGCCCCGAAGAAGACGCCGCTCAATATGTACCTTGGGTGGTATATCAAGAACGCAATTGACGCCGAGCCATTGCTTGATGATGCTGGGAAGCCGCGAAGAGCTTTCGTCAAGGATCAACCTATCAAGAGCTACACGCTCTTGCAGGCGGGAAAATCCGTCTCTTCTGGTAACGCGCGCCATATGGGGAGGAACTGACCGATGGCCGACCACCAGAAAGTCC